CGACTAGCAAAGGCTGTGAGCATTGCCCTGATCTCATTGTTCTTAAACTTGGGTATATAATACTCCAGGTAGTTTGTCCCGACTGCCACGTCTGTCTGCGTGAACAACCGCAGAATCTGAGTGATGTGATTCTTTTCAGCCTTTGATAGTTTGTCTGATTTCCAGTGGTTAACATCTGTCTGTAGTTCTAGCTCATCTTCAATCCAATGTATGCGCTCATGTTCTGTTGCATATGTAACAGCCCAAGGATAATTGAATGGTTTATAACTTTTGCTCTGTTCCAGCAAGCTCATATAGTTGTCTCTCCAGTGTGTCCAGTTTGTTGGACAGTTCTATGATTGTGTCGTATGCGTCATTTAATAATTGTTTATTGAAAGGGTCTACGTCTTTGACCAGTTCAATTCTTTCTAGTATCTTGTTGTTCACGTACCTTAATCTCCAGTTCTAATCCAATGATCTTGGCGTGTATCTCCTCATACGCCTCTTCAAGAGCAACTACCATGAAAGACACATCATTGGCGGTTAGAGTACCGCCGTTGATAACATGATGATATAAGCGTCTTGCTTCTGCTAATTTCCTTTGGTTCATCCTTGACAACTCACACAGACATCATCGTCTTCAAAGTCCTTCAGTGCATTACGGTCAACTTTAGTCCCAACCTTCTCCGCTGTAACACCTGCAGTCGTGCGTAGATAATATAATCCTTTAAGCCCTTCCTTCCACGCCTTGAGGTGTACCTGATTGACAATAGCCTTGTCAGTACCTGATGGGAAGAACACGTTAACACTCTGCCCCTGACATATAAACTCTTGTCTTTTGGCGGAGTGTTCGACGACCCACCCCTGATCGAGTTCAAATGCTGTCTTAAATGTGGCCTTCTCGTCGTCGGAGAGGAACTCCAAGTGCTGTACAGAGCCTTCATTCTCAAGAATACTTTGCCATACCTTCTTGGTGTTCTTTCCTTTATCATCTAAGAGTTCCTCCAAGTATGGATTACGAACCGTGTGAGATCCTGCTCGCGTCCTATGAACAAAGCAATTAGATATACGAGGCTCAATAGAGGCAGAGCAACCGCATAGGATACTACTGTTAGCGTTAGGAGCAACAGCCAAAAGATGCATGTTTCGCACACCCGTACCCCTACCATCAGGGCATTCTCCACGCTCGATAGCCAACTGGTATGTTGAATACTCTGCCTGTTGTTTGATCTCTTGGAACATCTGATAGTTTTCACTAGCGGCCTGCCATGACTCCCATGCTATCCCTTTGCCTTGGAGGTAGCCGTGGAATCCCATTGCTCCGAGGCCAACTGAGCGTTCTCTGTAAGCTGAGTAAACAGCTTTTGATAATTGTTCTGGTGCGTTGTCAATAAAGAATTGAAGCACGTTGTCCAAGAATCTGATAAGGTCTCCAACCATGCCGCTTGATTTCCAGTCGTCGTATCTTTCGAGGTTGACTGATGAGAGGCAACAGACTGCTGTGCGCTCTTCATTTGTTGCGAGATGGATTTCATTGCAGAGGTTGCTACCCATAATTGAGAGTCCAAGCCGTCTCTGAGCTTCTGGTAAACCTCGTCTGGCTGTGTCGATAAAGTTAAGGTAAGGACTGCCAGTTCTGAAGCGAGCTTCAAGTATTCGTTGCCAAAGTCTGCGAGCCTTGACTGTATCTCTGACAATTCCTGTACTTGGGTCTGTGAGATTCCATTCTGTATCATTGATTACCGCCTCCATAAAAGCGTCAGTGATGTTCACTGCATTAAAAAGATTAAAACATTTGCGATTGATGTCACCACCAGTCGCTACCTTGAAGGAGATAAACTCCTCGATGTCAGGATGGCTTACGTCTAGGTACGCCGCGTAGCTTCCCTTCCGTGTCTTCCCCTGCTTGTACGCTGTCATCTGAGCGTCCACTACTTTCATGAATGGGATCGGTCCCGGAGCTTTGTCGCTCACTCCTCTCACGTCTGACCAGTGCCCACCCACACCTCCGCCCTTTACGGAAAGCCATGCTACCTCCCCATTGTGTTCAATAAGAGAATCAAGATTGTCCCCCACGTAAGTAAGGAAACAGCTAATAGGCAACCCACCAATCTTTCCATTCGGTTCTGGGGCATTGCTGAGGACAGGTGACGCAAACATGAACCAACCTTTTGAGGCATAGTCATAAATACGTTGTGCCAAGTCCAGATCCCCATAGCAGTAGGCCACTGCCGCACGAGCGAAAGCCTGTTGAGGAGACTCCTCATGCTCAAGCATATAGTAGTCACGCATGAGCGTGCTTGCTTGATCACTAAGGCGATTGTCTCTTTCATAATCAATCGTTATCCCAAGGTGTTGAGTCATCGAAATCATTCTCCAGTGTATCTTGTTTTTCTTCAATACGATCAGCGAACCGATCTACCAAGTCTTCTGAGGTAATCTCTAACGTCTCCATCAGAGTTACCTCATCCAACTGCTTGAGCTTATCCTTAATTTCTTCAAGCGTAAACATCTATTTTACCATACTTCAATCAGTTTGTCAAGATAATGTTTGCACTTTTGCAAATCTAATACACCACCCTTGTCCTGAAAGCGAGCGATGTACTTGATCACATTACCAATTAAGAATCCTTTAAACTGCTCTTCAGTCATCCATGACTGCATTGCATCCCAAGGCTGTATATCTTTGTCGGTGTAGTGTGTACCGCCAAGTTGATACTCACGCGCCATATCATGTAAGTCAGGCATATCGCTCCCTTAAATAATTGATAGACACTGGCATCTCATCGAACGTCCCTTCAATCACTTCATGTAACATCCAGATACCAGACCATGATCCGTTAGTCTGTGGATTCAAGTAGTCCTCATCATGTTGATAGTAGATACCTGCAAACAATCCAGTGATGCGCTTACCATCAGCCCGTCTAGCGTAAGAGATGCTACGATCCTGTACGTGACCCATTACACAACTCATGTGTTGCTTGTTGATCAGTGCATTAGAAGAACTCACTGGTCTTCCCATAACACCAGAAACAAAGTAATGGCTGTAACAAACACCATCAATAACCACAGGTTGTAAGAAATCATAGACCTCCCATCCCATCTCTGTTAAGTACAGATCATCAAACGACATCAGTCCTTCTAGCTTAGGATCTGCATTGATAGCACGAGCAATACGATACTCATGGTTACCTAATGTAAATACTAAACGAGGGTTCCACTGCTTGTCCTTGTTACGCTTGAGTCTCTCCTGTTCCTTACGAATAGGATCAAGGAACTCTTGCATTGCCTCAACGCCTGTATTGATGTCATTGATGTAGCGTCTACCCTCGAAAGACTTCTTACCTACATCATAAGTAGACAGACTAGGTAGATCAAAGTGATCACCAATATGCACAATCACATCAGGCTTCTTCTCAACGGCATATTCTCCTGCCCAACGCAGATGATCTGTCGGATGTCCCGGCTTCACTTGCGTGTCAGGTATGACCATGTGTTTCATTTCTGATTCCTCAGTAATTCAAAGAAGTACTCTGCATCAACGACTGCGAGTGGTCTTCTTCTGTTTTCTTTAACGATGACAAGCGGCTGTGCATCGCCTCGATTGTTGCACTGGTCAACATAACGATAGACTCCAACTCTCGCAAGCGACTTGCATTCGACATCGAACGGGAAAGACTTGCTAGCCAAAGGGCTGAGTTGAAGATCACTGCCGCTAACACCCATACTTGTGCTTCTGACATCATCCTCCTCCAAATGTGGATACGTCTCCAGTACTCGATCACGGGTCCATTGCTGTAGCTTACGTCCTTTAGATTTAGCTGACTGCGTTTTCACTAGGCGGACTCCATATCTCATCTGGTTTTCTTTGTAGGTACAAAAGAATTCCATTCTCTATTGCACGCTCTTCACTACCTAACTCTTCAACACAAACATCAAACATCTCTTGCGCTGTCTTATCCTCTAACAACTTACGTGCTTTGACTGGTCCAATACCTCTGACACCAATGATGTTATCAATCCGGTCACCAACAAGGAACTGCATATAAAAGTTTAGCAGTCCCTCATCGGCTGTAACGTAGTACTTCTCCTTCTTTACAAAGTTGTAGTGCCATCCTTGCACTTGATCGAAATCCTTGTCAAGAGACACGATGATGCTGTCATCTCCATATGTTGTTGCGTCAATTGCAATAGCATCATCAGCCTCAATCCCTTCATACACTTTACCATTCCATGATAATTCAAGATACTCACGCAACAGTCCATGATGCGTAGGCTTCTCACCCTTACGGTTACCTTTGTAAGGGGCTGTGATGGCGTAGTCATGTCGATAGTTGGATGAGCCAGTTAGATAAGTCTTCCACTCCCCAACATCAAGATCAAACATAACTAAATCTTCAAGGAACGCGGCCATCGTCCTGATAGCCACATCTTGAGACTCCTCTTGTGTTGCAAATCCTATGCGGTAACAGAGAATATCACCATCAATCAGTGCGATCACAGTACTTCTACATCCTCGTACTTATCATCAGACTCAACGTATTCATTAAGCTCTGTGACGATCAGCTTCTTGACACCAAGAGAGACACCCTTGTTACCTGTTGGTCCCTTCCATGCATAAGGTGAGACCATTACAGTACCGCGAGAACCATTACCTACTTTAATGTTGCGAGGTAAAGCTTCACCACTTGTAGTGTAAGCAGGAATCTCATAGTTAGACTTGCAGGTCACAAAGAACCCACGCTCATCATCCTTGGTGCGCACTTCAATACCAAGACTCTCAAGCTTCTCAACTTGTTTAGCGTTGAGGTTTACTAAATCGACCTGATACCGTTTAGACGTTGGGTTGATCTCATAGAGGCTAGGCCAGTACAACTCAATGTCCTGAATCTTAAATACTTCACTCATACTTTTCTCCATAGGAAGTAAATGAACATATATTATAACACAACTAATCAGTGTGTGTCAAACCAATTGTTACCTATTTTACTTTCAGCGTCAACAGGACACCGAAACCCCAAGACTTTTCCTGCGTGTGTCGCAGAAGTAGTCATCCACATTGCAACATCTTGAGCATCTCTCTCCGATGTTTCAATTTGAATTTCATCATGTACAAATGCAACTTGCCGCACAGGTAAGCGAAATCGCCTGAATTGTTTGTGTGCTTCAATACACCACTGCTTTGCAATGATAGCCCCACAACCTTGAAGGAGGCTGTTGAGTGCGGCATGCTCA